ACCTTGTGAGCCCAGCCGGGCTTCAGGAACTGGATCAGCGTCATCGGGGTCTTGAAGTACCGACAATCGCCGAGTCTTCCGATCGCCTCGATCGCCACCTCGAACCACCCGGGCTCCCCGAGCCGGTCTTCCCAGCCGTCCGGAGGCGTCGAGGGGGTCCATTTCCGCCCCTTGCCGGCGTTCCATGCCTGCCGGAACTGCTCCCAAGCCTCACGCGGATGATGATGACGAACTTCTAATGTCTTCTTATCTCCTCTACCGCGCTCGGGCGCGGGATCGTCCGGCGCGTGAGCGCCGGCGCGCCCGGCGCGTGTGCGTCGGCCGGGATTCCGCTCCTCGTACTCCCGCCCGCGGTCGGCGTGCTGGGCTCTCGACTTGGCCGCCTGGCTGAACCGGCGATCCCATCCTGGGACAGCAACGGTAGCGACCGTCTCGTCGATCTCCAGCCAGCCAACGCTGGCAACTGCCTGCCAAAAGTCCTCGCTCGCCCCGCACGTCCGTACGAGGCGAGGAATGGTCATCCTGGCAACCCCGTCTGCACAGTTCATCGCTGCCCACGACCAGAGCCGGAACAGCCGGAACACGACCACCTCGACCGGCTCCCCGGTCAAGTCGATCAGTTCCTGAACCTCTGGCTTGTCTGGCAGCCCGATGTCGAGTGCGATCCACTCACCGGCCATCCTTGGCTCCTCTTGTCATGTACCACTCCCGTCGGAAGTCTTCCCACCGCTGCTGCCCGCCGTTGATGCGGTGGGCACCGTAGGCGACCACGCACGCTTCAAGCTCCGGGTCGCGCTTCTCGTCCTGCTTTTTCTTGCGGGCAGCGAGGTCAGCACGCTCGCGGGCCAGGCGGGATTCACGCCAAGTGGGTGCCATCCGTGAACCTCAAAAAAGAGTTGACTGTGTTTGAACCCTGACTCGTTCTCCTCGCAGAACTTCCCACCTGTTTTTGAATGGCTCGACAAGAGGCATGTAGATGCCATTGCGAATAACTCCATCAGCATCAGCAATCGCTTCAGACGGGAAAACAAACCACACGTCTTTCCAATAAATCGCAAACGCATCTACATCGGCAGCGTCGTAGACTTGCTCAGAAGATGAAAGGCTCGTGACAAGCCGGATGTTGTTCGGCTTTGTCTCGTCTACACATCGCTTCTTCACTTGAACACGTTTGCCATTCACGACCATGTCCCACGAACGCTGGTTGCCGCATGTTGGCTTTATGACTTGATAGCCAAGCGCTACGCAGATGTGCTCGACGTGTTGTTCGTAGATGTCTCCGACATCTCTGCTCATCGCGGGCTCCTTTCCATTCCGCCCCGCCGCGTCGAAGCGGCGACCGCGCCTATCGCGTGGGCGGCGTTATCGCTCGCTCTGCACGAAACACTGCCACGTCACCGTCGCAAGAAACGAGACAGCAGTCGTACCCAGAGTCGCCGTCGAGCCCAAACACCGCGAGATCGTCCTTCTCTACAGCGAAGCGAACCGTACCGGCGCCGTCCTTTCGGCCTTGGCCGCTCAATCTGTTCCCCGTGTTGTCGGAAACGCGACGAAGAGACCACTCGCGTCGTCCGTCATCAAATGAAGCACGCACAAGATCGCCGACAAGCCACCGCAGCCGCTTCATCACACTCTCGCTGACGCGAATGCCAATCGAGAAGCGATGCTGCTGACGCTTCTCGCTTGTGGCATACACGCGAAGATCAGACTTTATTCCTGGCGACCGTCCACCGCGGCACTTGCGAACCAGTTCAATCACTGCCATCTGTTCGTCTCCTTTTCGTTGTCGTCCTTCCTCACTGTCGGCCGCACGTCAACGCGACGCCGCCGTGACTTGCCACTCCCGCTCCCCGCGTCCGCTCGCACTCCTCACCACACGCCCCGTCTCCACGATCCGCCCCGCCTTCGCGAGCTCGTGAATCCTCTTGTTGACTTGATGAGCCACGAGCCCGCACCGCTCCGCGATCCCACTGGCCCCCGCCGGCCCGGCGGCGAGCGCCTCGAGGATCAGCCGGTGGTGCTCGCCGCGGAACGCCTTCGCGTCGGCGGCTGCGGCCCGCGATGTTGCCGGGTTCGTCGCCCGGAATAGCGGGAGGTCGGCGACGCGGGTGATCACGTCGAGGCTGTAGTCGTGCATCCTTGCGACTCCTTTCGCATCTGGGTCGCGATCGCACTGACGCTGCCCTTGTTGATCGCCAGCCGCCGGCAGATCGCCGCGGGCGTCACGCCCTGGGCGAGCAGTTGGCGTACTCTCTCGACGGGAACACGGTTCACGGGGGGGCATAGATCACGCATCCTTTCGTGTGTATTGGCGGCGTAACGTGCCGCATCCGGCGAGCTCACCCAGGCAAGGGAGGTTTTTTGCTGGGCTTCGCTGCGGTGGTGGGTTTCGCGACTCCCGCGACGCGTCCGCCTCGCTCATGCCTGCGAGTCTGGCCCTGCGGCTGGGCCTGTTTCTTGCGCTTCATCTGTGTCCACGAGTCGTGCCAGGCCATCAGTACTCGCCCCCATACTTCTGTTTCATCCGGTTCGAGTACTCGTCTTCCCTGCCCGCCTTGAACGCCGAGTTTGCGTTGTGCGAACCCGGCTTGATCACGATGTCGGCGGGCGGCTGCTCGAGCACGCTGCCCAGGTCGGCCGTGAACGTCGCCTTCTCGGCACGCTCCTCGCGAATCTCTGCGTCGATCTCGTCGAGGTACGCGTTCCACCTTCTGCGGGCACGCTCACGGTCGAGGTCTTCGTCGTCGAAAATCATGGTGTGTCTCCTCAGAAAGGAATTTCGTCGTCGGGGAGCGCCGCCAGGATCTTCTGTGCCCTCGTAGGGCGCGGGGCCGCGGTCTTCTCGGGCTTGTCGGCCGCCGGGAGGTAACGCTTCACGACAGCCGAGACCTTTCCCGACTTCGCCTCGTAGTGCGTCACCTCGACCGTCACCTTCTGCCCTTCGAGCTCGTCGGGCCGCAGCGTCAACTTGCCGTCGACAGGGATGATGCCCACCGCCGCGGCGAGTTGCTTCGCCCGCCAGCCCAGGTGCATCGGGAGGTCGTCGAAAATGAAGCGGTGGTTGCCGTCGGTGGCGAGCCTCAACTTGAGGCAGAGCCCCTCGGGGTTCTCATCGCTCCGCTTGTATTCGTTCGGGCCTTCCGACGCCGAGCGAATCGTGAGGGTGTGCGTGCCAGCCGGCACCAGCGGGCGTTCGCCCGTCTCGATTGGCTGCGTCTGTGGTTCGTCGTCGATCATGAAATCCATCTCGTCGTTCTCCTGTTGGGGTTGTCGTTCCGTCAGATACTCGCCGCCTCTTCGATCTCCTCGTGACGCGCGGCGATCAGCGTCTCGAGTTGCTTGTGCTGCTCGCTTGTCAACTTGCCAGCGGACAAGGCGAGGTCCGCCTCGTCACTGATCGTGCCCAGTTCGGCAACCGTCGCCGCCTGGGCGACGCGGTCACGCCAGCCGGGCTTCTTCATGTGGGCCGCCACCGTGGCGTTCGGCGGTTGTTGCTGCGCCACGCCGGGCGTCGTCTTGATCGGAGCACCGCCCGCGAGCCAGTCGGCGAGACGCTTGCCGGTGTCGACCGTGATGGGCTTCGGGTCGCCCGAGAAAAGCCCGGTGCGGTCCTTGCTCACCGTGGCGTAGTGCCCGTCGTGGATGAGGTCGAGCACGCACGTGAACTCGTACTCCAGCCCGTCGCGGGCTTCGAGCTTCATCCCGAGTTTCGCCACCTTCTTCTTGCCATGGTCTTCGACTTGCGCCGTCTCAGTTTTGCTGCGGCCGGTGCAGATCACGTGGGCCGGGCTCCGCAGGATGGCATCCACAAACGCCCGCCACCGCGGCGTGATCACGCTGAACGCGCTCCACGTGTTGCCGCGGAACTGGGCCTTCGCGATGTCGTCGACCAACTCCAGGCAGCCACCCTTGCCGCTCCAGCAATGGGTGACGCTGTCGATGATGATGATCTCGTAGCCCGCCTCTTCGGCTCCACTGATCGCCTCGATGTACCGCTCTGGCGTGAACGGCGGCTTGAGGTCGATCACGTCAAAATCGTGGAGCGTGTCGTAGAGATCGCTCGATCCCTCCTCGGTGTCGATCACAACCGTCCGCCCGCCGAGCCCTTTTGCCAGGAGGATCGCCCCGTAGGTCTTCCCACCGCCCGACGGGCTCGTGAGGAGGAGCCTCAACTTCGTGGCCGACCGCTTCGCCTTTCTGATCTGGATCATCGTTCTTGTCCTTTCGTGCTGGTTGTCGTTCCGTTCGTGAAAACCCGGCTCCGCGTCCTACATCACCGGGCTGCCCGTCCTTGGTTCCGGCGGTTCCACCGCCGCTCCTGTGTTTCAGTGCGTGATGTCGCTGGGGCTCACGTAGAGCCAGCCGCCGTCGAGCTCGATGGAGATCCGGCCGTCGTCGGCGATCCACTGGACGCGACCGCTCCAGGGCTTGCCGGCACTGACTCCAGAGACGAAGTCGCCGACGGCGGGTTCGTGAGGGACCGGCGAAGGCGTCTGCTCGTGGATGGCGGCGGCGGCGGCGGCGTATTCGGGGGCGTGGGCGTCCATGGGGGAGAGTCCTTTCTATAGCGTGGTATACGTCCGTTCAGTTCTGCGGTCGTCGTGGGGGTGAATGTATTGGGCGGTGTTCAAGTGTCAAGTGTTCGCCTTTTCATACCGTCGTGGTTAGCAGACTAGCGATGTCGGTAGGTTCGTGTCAAGCAAAAAGATTCGCGGCGATTCGCAGCAAAACGTCGATGCCGCCGGCGATCGCCTGGGCGAGCTCGCTGTCAGTGCCGAGTTCCTGCCCGAGCCGCACGAGGAGCAGTTGCTCAAGCAGGCGGTTCCAGAGTCGCTTCATCGCGTCGCACTCCCTTGCGTGTGAGGAAAAAAAGTTGCCACCCGTTTCGCGGCTGTCGGCAGGCCGGGTGGCCCCACCCTTGAATTGTTCAGGCGATCGCCGCCCGCCTCGGGTACTCGCGGTAGACCTTGCCGCCGAGCCCGACGAGCCGCTTCTCGCCGTCGTTCCACACTTGGTAGAGGTACTCGGCACCGCGCTTTCCGCGGACGATGCACTGCGTGTGGCAGCCGTTGGCCCGCACGGCAGGGCCGACGCCGCAGACTTCGAGGATGCGGTATTCGCGATTGTTCACGGTGACGATCATCGGGTTGTTCATGGCTGGGTTCTTTCGTGTCTCGTGGTCGTGTTGCCCGCCGGCCCTGTGCCGGCGGGCGGGGCGGTCAGGCTCCGATGTAGTGGTAGTAGCCCTTGCTGCTCACGACCCACACGATGCTGCCGTCGAGATCGCGGCGAGCGTCGAGCTCGTGCCCGCCGTAGTAGAAATCCATCGCTGCCGCGAGCTCGCGAGCAAACGACTCCGTCCGGCACACAACCGGCTTGATCGGGTACTTCCAGCCGCGGGAGTCTTCGAGAACCTTGAGCGTGTCCTGAATCGTCTTGCTGGGCTCGGTGATGGTGAAGGCGGCGTTCATCGTTCGTGTCCCTTGCGTGTCTCGTGGCGGGTCTCATCTGCTCGCCACGTGAGGATATTACCGACATCGGTAGGTCAGGTCAAGCGGGGTGAGAAAAAATCCAAGAAACGTGGATTTCGCCGGAAAAATCGGCAGATCCACCCCAAGGTGGACACTTGGCGGCGTGAGAAAAACCGGCTCAGGTATCCGGCTGGAACCCGCCCGGTGCCGGGCCACGCTGGATGCCCGCGTCGCGAGCCTTCTGGCGGGCCTTGGCGAGCCGTTTCACCTCGTCGGCATCGAGCACCAGGGCACGAGCCCCGAGCTTCTTAGACCACAGCAGGGGCTCTCCACTGCCCTCCTGCGGGCGACACATCTGGCGAACCCTGCCCATAGTGCAGCCGAGGATCTCGGCCGCTTCGCGGCAGGAAATAAGCGTTCGTCGCGGTTCTTTCAGCAAGGCGATCATCCCCTGAAATCTACCGACAAGAGCAGCAGCGGTCAAACTGCCCTTGCCTGACGATACTCTACACCCTGTACACTACTTTTGGCTCGATCTTTCGAGCGGACGGGGTGTAGTTGTGTACACTGTCCACCACTGGACGTAATTTTAATAGGAGGCTCGCCATGCTGCTACGTGATCTGCTCCGCGACAGGGTCGCACCGCTGAAGAATCTATCTGATCGGTCGGTCGTGATGTACGAGTCCACGCTCGATCGGCTTCGCGACTTCCTCGGACGGGAGCCGACGCTGGACGACCTAGACGATCTGACAGCCGCCCGGTTCCTCCGGTGGCGAGGCAGCACGGTGCACGACCGGAGACGAGGGCTCATCTCGCCTGCGAGCCTCGCGAAAGACTCGGCTCACCTCCGAACGCTCTGGAACTTCGCCGCCAGAAAGCGGATGAAGCGATCCGACGGCGAACTGCTTGAGTTCCCCGACTACGCCCGCCCCCGCGTCCCTAAACCCCGCCCCGTGGCGTATACGGTCGAAGAGCTCCAGGCGTTGATCGAAGCCGCCCGGCACCGCAAGGGGCTCGTGGGCGACGTGCCGGCCCCGTGGTACTGGATCACGAAGATTCGGGCGATGTTCGAGACGGGCGAGCGGATCGGGGCGGTCATGCAACTCCGCTGGGGCGAGGTCGATCTGGAGCGACGAACGCTCACGTTCCTCGCCGCCACCCGCAAGGGGCACCGCGAGACGATTACACGGGCGATCTCTCCAGACCTGGCCGAGATGCTAGACCTCCAGAAGCGCCCCGCAGATCGCCTCGTATGGCCGTGGCTGGAGAACCGGAAGATGCTGTCGTGCTACGGCAGCCTGAAGACGCTCTGCCGCCTGGCGGGGGTGCCGTACCACCCGTTCCATTCCATAAGAAAAAGCACTGCCTCCTACCTCAAGAAAGCAGGCAAGTCGGCGAAGACACAGTTGGGGCACGCGAGCGAAGAGATGGCCGAGCGTCACTACTACGACGACCGGATCACGGGGGTCGAGTCGGCTCTGGAGTTCCTGCCTCCACTCGACATCATGCGAAAGCCGAAGCCCAAGTAGTGATCCGGCAAGCGGGGGGCGCGCCCGGGGAAGGACGAAGCCCTGGGCGCGCCGCGCCCCGCCGCCCGGCTCACTGTTCCGCCGGCCTCGCGATGTTCTCCCGCGCCGCGAGCACCGCGAGCAACCGCTCGCGCTCCTCGAGCAGCCGCCCGATCATGCGGGCCGCGGTGCCGTTGGTCGCGGTCCACGAGTTCGACGGGCCGAATCGTCCGACGAACAGCCACGCCTCGTTCGCCTCCTCGTCGGTGTATGGCACGCGGGCGTCAACCACCGTGCTCCTCCTCGTAAAGCAGGCGGGCTAGGATCGCGTAACTCGCGAGGTCTTCAAGCGTGTCGATCACGCCTTCGTTGTGGAGCGTGCCAGTTGCGTTGAACGTCGCAAGCCGCGTGACCTTGTCGGATAGCCGAACCATCGCCGCACGCCACGGCTCAATGCCGACAAACTTCGCACCGTTGCGAATGTTGGCGAGCGGATCGGTGCCGCTCGGGCATCCGTAGTCCCGGCTCTTGCCTTGGTGCATTCGCTTGAGACCATCGCAGAGATCGAAGAACCGTTGAGAAACCGGGTGCACGTCGCTCTTCGCGAGCAACGAGTCGCCCGTGAACGTCGGCCCGTCGTCATACCACTGATCCGGCGTCTTCCCCGCTGCCGCCGCGTTGATTCTCTGCCCCACCGCTTGCCGCAGAGCGGCGTTCGCTTCCTCGAATGTCTGCACTGTCATTGTTGCCCTTTCATGCTGATCGAACTGTTCCGTCACTCATCACCCGGAAGTTGTGCACGTCGAACGTCCCGTCCTTGTGCACGTTCACCATCGCGAAGCCCCAGTTGTATTTGTTGATGCGAGCGTAGTCGGGGTGCAGATCGCACAAGCACCCGGTCGACCAGCATCCGATTTCTTTGTGCCACATATCGGATTCGGCATGGTTGCTCGTCCTGTGCGAGTGCCCGACGAGAACCGTCGAGAGCGTCCGCAGGAACGCACCGCGTGCCACGTTGACGGGGGCCGCCATCCCCTTCGGCAATTCGTGCCCGTGCAGCACCGGAAGTTTCCCGAGCATGACTGGCCGCTGGTCTTCCACCCACTC